TAATTATATTTGGACTAAGTTTACCATTTGCCATTATTGACCTCTTTTCGATGCTAAAGACACTTCTGCACGTAAATCTGCTATGTCTTCTTGACTCTGTATGCGTTCTTTGTCGATAGCGTCTTTCTGTTCTAGCTTTTTACCTTCAAAATTAAGTTTTTCTAGGTCTAAATCTAGTCTTTGTTCCGCTAATTCTCTATTTTGTCTTACTTCTTGAGCTCTAAGCATTAATTCTTGTTGTTTTAAGTTAATTAATGGGTCTTTTTCGTCTTTATTCATCATTTCTTGCTCTTCGTTTACCATTTCATTGGTCAATTCCGTAATTCTTTGTGCAATTTCAAGCTCATTTTGTTGTTGAAACTGTTGCAAGAGTTCTGGAGGCAACATTCCACCCATTTTTTGTGCCTCTTGCTCAATGAGTGGTGCATTTTTCTTTGTAATTTCTTCTCTTGCCATTAATGCAACGTGTTCAGAAATGTGTGCTTGCAATATACCCATGGTAGGTGGGTTGTTTGCAACTAAAAAAGAACTCATGAACGCTCTATGAGCGTCTATGTGTGCTTGATGTGCCTGACCAGGAAATGCTTTTAGCCCTAACATCTGTAAAGACTTAGCATTTTCTATTCCTGGATCTTCGGGTTGAGGTTGTTGAGGAGGTGGTAAAATCATATCTATGTCTCTAACACCTAATGCCTGATACATTCTTCTGTATGCCTCGTGCATATTATGCATTTGAGGATTTGAAGAAGCCATTTGTAATTGTGTTTGCGCTAGAGTAACGCGCTGCGCCATAGAAAAAATGTTTGGATCAGATACTGGAAGTATGTCAATGCGTTGGTCAAAATCTTGTTGCTTGATAATTCTGTTGCCACCACGTACAGCGTAAGGATACTCAGGAGGTAAACTTTCTGCGAAAACTTTAGACAGTAATTTAAATTCAACTTTTTGTGCGTAATGTAATCTTTTATGTATAGCGTTCATCACTTTCGTGCCGCGTTCCATAATAGCCATTGTTGTGCCGACAGGATTTGCTTGTGAGCCTTCGCCCATTTTATTATCTGCAATAGAAGCAAATCTTCGACCTGCGTCTACGACAAAACCTAGTAAAGCGAAAAGAGTTTGACTGGGTTCCTTGTAAGGAACTAACATTAAGGATTCGCGAATAGCTCCTCCTGGTGCGTCTACGTCTCTAAACTCACCTGGTTGTAAAGGTTCATCATCATCTCTAATTCGTAAGCCCCTTGCCTTAAATCCTGCGGGTAGATTAGATAATGTGCCTGCATCAATAAGTTGTCTTAAAGCAGCAGTAGCTGTTCTTGATAGTCCACCAAGCATGTGTATAAGACCAAAGCCGTAAAAGCCAAGGCCAGGCAAAAACTTGTAATGAACAAAGTATTGAATCTTTTTTCGTAGAATGTCTCCCTCTGCATAATTGCGATAGATAGATAAGACTTTTCCAGAACCTTCGTCAACAGTGACCACATAAGGTAATTTAATACCAGTTGGTTCTCCTGTTGTCGCGTTCTTATCTTCGAAACCAGGTATGTCTAAATCGCAATGAAATTCTAAAAGAACTATATCTTCTGCGTTGTATGTTTCTCTTGTTCCTTCTAATTCATCATACTTTTGACCTGCTTCGTTTTTATCAGTAGGACTTTCTGAAATATCTATATCACGATACATACCTCCTACTTGTTTCTTGCGTAATTCATTACTCATCATCTTGACGACGTGAGTTATTCGTTCGCAAGATTCCATGTCAGTTGTGTTGTATGGAATGACAACATCTTCTGCAGGAACAAATTTAGAAACTGCTCTGCCTCTTACAGCATCATAATAAACTTTTTTAAACGAACTACCTGCTAATGGTAAATGAAATAACATCTGATCTAGTTCTTGATCATACTCTTCCATTTCGTAAGTTATTTGATAATTCATAAATTCTTTCACACGTTGAGCCTGATCCTCTACTTGTGGATTTATCTCACCTACAATTTGTGTTCGAACAGGTCCTTCAGCAGGAAGTAATTCTTTATAAGCTTGTGCTTGAAACTGTGTAACTGTTTCTGCTAATAAAGGATGTGTAACACCTGTTGCACCAGGAAAAGGTTTTGATCTATCTTCATAAGTAAATCCTAAAAGATCTAATCCATCTGTATATGATTTTAACCAATCTGCTCTTGCGTCTTTATCATATTCATAATCGCTCATTAAACCTGCAGACAAAGCTTCTAGTTCATCATCAGGTATTAACTCTGCAAGGTTTGCGTTGAACGCCCCTTGGTCTGAAGTATCTTCTGCAGGATTGACGATTGCAGAACCATCGTCCAAGATCATCGCATCACCTTCCATTAAAGGTTGTTGTATTTCTTGTGCTGAGTCAGGTTCTATTTGAATATCAATCTGATCGTCTGGATTATTCTTTTCTATTGCCATTATCTAATTCTTCTTAATAGTTGATTTATGTCCATAATTCCACCTTGATTCATTTCTGTAAATTTTCCTTCTGCTCTTGGTGTTTGAACTTGATCATACATGCCGCCAGGTTCAACAAAAGATTTTTCTGCAGATGTAATGTATTTAGGTCTAAATTCTACTTCTATGTCATCTCTTTCACCAAAGGTATTATTTTCTACATACTTTGTTCCTAAATATTTATCAAACATTTTAGGCGTTGCCTTAAATGTAATACCATCAGGTGTTGTTATAAAAGCTCCTTCATCAATCAAAGTTTTTTGACTGATTCCTGGATCAAAGACTCTGTCTAAAGGTAAAGGATTTTCAATTGTTCCAAATTCTTTTTTACTTAAAAAAGACTTTATAGTTCCCATGATACCTTCAGGTTCATCTCTTATAATTTCTCTAACAGGTATTTCTTCTTTGTCTCCTACTAAAGTTCCGTCACGAGTTCCGTCTTTGTAACCCATGGGTCTTGTCATGAAGTTTATGTCCATCATGCCTCCTTGGTTCATTTTTGATTTAAGCATATTTTCAAACATGCTCTCTGCTTCTGCGATTTTACTGGTTACAGGTTCTGTTACAGTATCTAGACCACTTTGTATACCTTCCACTATGTCTGGTCCAAATGTTTTTGTTAAGGTCGCTATGTCAGCCGCAGTGCTGACAGGACCCACGACAGGCATCATCTTTGCAAAACCTTTTGTTGCAATAGTAGAAAGCAAAGCAGTTAATGCTGCAACTTTTTGTTTTCCTGGTAACCTATCTATTTGTGCTAAAGCAATGTCTAACGTAAGTTGTTTTGCTTTATTTAAGTTTTTCTTTCCCCATTTTTGTATGTCTGTAAACACTTTACTTTGAAATTTTTTACTTTTTCCAACCTTCGCAGTGTCTTTTGATGCAAAAACAAAATCAAAATTGTCTGCTAAATACTGACTCTCAAAAGCTTTAGTTATTACAGGTAATCCAGTTTTAGAACTA